GTTCTCTTGGCACTTCTGGTGCTGGAGGGATTTCTGGCTCTTCGTGTCGTTGTTCTTCTCCATCTTCTATAGGCACAAACCTCATCGGTTCAAAATTCATCGGCTCATAACTTGGTGTCTGAGCAGGACACAAGATCATATTTCCATCTGGATCGTTATCTATTAATCCATCATTCTCAATACTTCGCCTTGCTTTAACACAAGGCATTTCAATGATTGGAAAACCTATTGGAATATTGATTGGTACGTTTGGAGGATTAACGGCAGGTACATTAATCACATAAGTATTAACAGGTGTAACCCCAATGGGATCGACACCAATCTCAGGGATCAAAACTTAGGCAAACCAAATGCTTTCTTTTCTTCGTTCTTTTTCTGTGCAGGACTTAACGCTCCAGTAGGCAGAGCAGGGCCAGATAATCCAGGTAACTTAACTGCACCCATTACTTTTTCCATTGCTTTGTCTTGAAGCATCTTCTGGTTATCCTCGTTGGTAAGCCAGAGATAGCCAAAAACAGTCCCCCCAGTAAGACCAGCTACCAGGAGGAAAGAAATCACACTGATGATGTTTAGAATTTTCTGCACTTAGAAAGAGTTACTAATTGTAGATATGATTAAGTATATCTTGACTTCTCTGCATCGTAGTTATTTCCAACTTCTGTCGCTGTTAAAGCTTTGCCCTGATACATACGAATAACACCAAGTCTGATAGTGCCTCTATAAGTAGTAGAGCTTGAGTCATACCTACCTCCAAGAAATAATTTCTTAGTATTTGAAAAGTTATTTGTATCAGTCTGGGTATCTGTCTCTACCAAACTATTGTTTATGTAGTATTTGATTGTTGAGCCTGATTTTGTTATTACATAATGATGCCATACACTACCGTTCCAACCATAATGATCTGCATAAACCATTGTCGGACTAGCGGTTTTTCTATATATTCTTATCTGTTTTAGCGTGCTAGTAACTAACCTATACATCATATATCCAGCAATATTTTGTGTTGCCAACTCAGTCTGGCTCCAATAGCCCGTTCCATCTTCAGGTAAACAAGTAATATAAGGTTCTAAAATAGTTGGACTTGCAGGAGAATGATCTTCGCCATACCACCAAAATTCCCAACTGTAATCAGATACGCTATTTGTTCCGTCATTTTCATGTTCAAAATCTGAAGAATAGGGAAAAGTCAATCCTGAATTTTGCGTCCCATCGTATTCAAAATAACCACCAGTATTCCCACCGCTATCACTACTCCATGTAACATCACCAAAATGATCGTTAGTGTGGTTGTTAACTAAGCTATTAACTGTTGTTCCACTACCTGAATAACAACTCGTATTGGCAGGATCTAAATGGAATACTAAATTAGACGATACAAAAGTAATAACTGCATTTGTTACTGATGTAGCAGTAAAGGATGCACAATCTATACCAGTAGTTCCCTGTACTGCATTGGCATCATCCGCACCACTTGGGTCTGTATAAGCAACCGTAGCTGTTTGTCCTACTGTTACGGCAGTCCCTAAAGTTAATTCAACAGTTGATCCAGAGACGGCAGCAGAGGATATTGTCGCAGCAGAACTATTTACAACAACAGCAAAAGCAGATGTAGCAGCAGTTGTCGCTGATAGTGTTTGATTGTAAGTCAGAATAACTTTTGTTCCATCAGTACTCGTAGCAGCAGATTGGAATACTGGAGCTGCGACATTATTTGTTACTGAAGTAGCACTCAAAGAGATAGCATCAAGTCCAGTAGCATCTTGTATAGCGTTGGCATCATCAGAACCACTTGGATCGGTGTAAGCAACTGTTACTGTTTCACCAATCTGAATCCCTGTTTGCATTGTTAATTCAACGGTTGCGCCAGAAGTTGCAACACTAGAAACAGTAGAAGACGAACCATCAACTACAACAGCAAAGGCAGAGGCAGCAGCAGTTGTGGCAGATAACGTCTTGTTATAGGTAAGTATGACCTTCGTCCCATTAGTATTTGTTGCCGCAGATTGAAAGACTGGAAAGACTAAATCAATACCAGACATGTCATCACCTGTTCCATCCCAAGTCGATGCGTCTTTCTTAACGCAGAATTGACTAACAGCACTCCAAGTATCTACGGCTGTTTTTAGATAAACATTACTTACCTCAGACCAAGTATCTGCTGCTGTTTTTACGTGAACAAGATTACTCGTTCCACCAACAAAATATCTTGGCCCCCACGCTCCAAGGACTTCATCTGTATTACCTACATGTTTAACACGAATTGCTGGCCCCCACGGGCCAACTTTTTCGAGACTGAGAAGAGTTGTTTTACCAGTTAAGCCCATGTCTAACTACCGTCAACCGACTCTGCGGCTGCCTTTTCTTCTGCTTTATCCTCTGCCAACATTGCCTCTTCCATTTCTTTTCTTTCGGCTTCTTTAGCTTGCGCCGCAACTGCCTTCGCAGCTCTTTCTTTAACTAACTCATCTATTTCCGTTGCTGTTGGTTCGGTTGCAAACGTACCATGAAAAACTTTTCCTTCTTCTGATTCAGCAGTAATAAGCAAGTCTCCAGCAGGTCTTACTTCTTTTTGTTTAATGGTGTATCCCATTAGGTTATCTCCAAGGTGTCAATCCAGACGTTATCTGAAGTTGAGGATGTAGACATTAAAGCAGTAATTGTTGCAACTCCAGAAATAGTAGGAGTAAAGGTTAGTGTTAATTGTACCCAAGTATTAACCGACCCAGATAAAGCAGAACTTTTTGCATCTGTTGTGATTCCTATAGCTCCATTATCTATCGCTAATGCTGCCAATGCTACATAATCATCAGTATTGTTATCACTTCTTCTTGCATAAATTGTTGCTGTTACTTGTGAATTAGCGGTGACATATACTTCAGCAAGTTTAAATTTTAAAGGAAAAGCTGCGGATCTTGTCTTGTTATTAGTAGTAGATAATGCTGTAAATTTCCAAGAATAACCTGAACCAGATTGTGTCGTAGTAGCATCACTTGTTACGAGGCAATTCATATAATATAGACGGTGATCATTCGCTGTATTGTTGTAATTTATAAATGACAAATTTGGTAATGTGTCCACCTGCATTCCATCATCAAAATCTGTTATATCAAATATGTCTATAAGATTATTAAAAGAACAATTAACAAATGAATTATGCGATTGAAAATCCTCTCCGTGTATAAGGGCATGTACATTATTAAATGTACAACTATAAAAATAATTTACGTGATTATATAAAAAATTAATTAAAAAAGAATTTTCAATACCAACTTGATTGAAAGTGCAGTTAATATAAGTATTAGATGCTCGAGGTATGGTACTGTAGTTTTTAACAATTGAATTAGTAAAGGTACAATCTTTATATACACTGTCATGGTTATAGTAGCTTGAACTATCAGCCATCCCTGGATCACAAGAGAACCATTTACAGTTAGTAAATGTTGTACGTTTAAGCCCTCCCATGCCAAAGATAGGAATTATTGATTGACAGTTAGTTACTGATCCACCAGCTTCTTCATAACCCCAAATTTCTGTTGATTGATAACCTCTCACATAACCAAAATTACTAAGACTTATTCCAGGTCTACTAGGGGCTTGAATAGCTGAATATATAGAGGTATGCATCCCAAGCCATGTTCCAGCGTTGGTGTCTTGAGAAGACATATCTGTAGTATTCCAACCGCCGCTAATGGTTAGATTCTCCGTCAAAGCAATTAAGAAGACACCTTCGCCGTTTTCATCATTATTGTAAAAAGAAGGGTTTGTAAAGCACTCTCTTTTATAAGTAGTAACTGTTTCTGTCGTCTCTAGTAAAGGTCTTGTGTAGTCAGCTACTCCATCATGTTGATAAGGGGAATTTTGTATAAGCACAATTTTATCGACGATTGCCAGAATTGGATACCAATTCGACATGTGTGTAGTACCTTTACCGATTAGGCTTCCATGATGTAAAGAATCAGCAGATGATTTAGCCTTACAAGCTATAACATTGTCAATCTGAATTTCTGTACTATCGCTATTACTTTCTATATCAGCATGTATCGCAATCGACTGAATTGAAGAGTTTAAATTTGTACCGAAATCATGGGTGTACCATCCCCATCTGTCCGTGTCATCTCCGCATGGTGGTTTAATCGGTACTGTATGAACGGTTGTGTCACCAGACGTATCAGAACAGAGACGGATTGAAAAATAATCTTCTGTGGTTTTTTTGTTGTTGTAATCCCACAAATATCTAAAACTAATCTGTTGATAACCACTAAGGTCTAAAGCATTATTTAACTGAACATAAGCAAGTTTTCCACTAACCCCATTAGGAGCTTTAAAATACCTTGCACTTTTATAACCTGATTGCCAGTTAGTTGTCTCTCTACCTGTTGTTCCGTCTACTGCTGTCCAATCCAGATCGCCACCACCGTCCAAACCTTGATGGCAAATTATATTTTTAATCGGTGAGCTAGCAAGCCTTACACAGAATGGATTTAGCTTATAAATAGTTTCACTTGTAGCATCTGTATCAGCAGCGTTTTCCGTTCCATCTAGCGTGAAAGTATTATTATCAACTTTTGTAATCTGATGAACGCCCGCATAAGTGTAAGCAGTGTCATTAGAATAAATAGCATCACCTGTACTTAGGCCATGACCGCTCTTAGTAACGGTTGTAGGATTACCACTGCTCTGGCCATTAAAACTACAACCTGGTATGTCTCTAGCGCTACCGTTTAGTTCAGTGTCATCATAGCTTGCATCTTTTTCCCAACTGGCATTACCTAAGCTCGTCGGTTCAGGTGATTTTATAAAACGAATTTCATCACCACTACTAAACCCAGATGTCATCCGTTTCTTTCTATTTGCGAACGATTGCCCGTTATTGGAATCGTTCCCATTTTCAGGATCTATATAATAAACAGTCATTTAAATACCATCCGTCAGAATTTCAACCATATATCCCCCACTGCCCCGTCAGAAGCTTGAGGCGATGAAGCAGAAGTAAAGATTTTCCTAACTCCACCTGTCGCCAATGCAGTTGATGTTGCTGTTACTGTACCTCCAACAGCAAGATTTGTCCCATCAAATGTAAGATTTGACGAACCAGCAAAGCTGCCAGAAGAGTTGTACTGAACTTGAGTATTTGCGCCTCCTGGGGTTCCGCCACCGCCTCCAGAGACCGTCTGCCATGAACAAGTGCCATCACCATCTTCTCTTAGAAATTTAGTACCACCTGTTTCGCCTGTTGAAAGTATTGCTGTACCTTCTGGGGTTCCTGTTGCCGCAGCAGCCCATTTAACACCAGTAGCCTCACCTGAGTCAGCAGTTAAAACATAATTATTACTTCCTACAGCTAAAGCAGTTGGATCACCTGAACCGTCACCTACTAATAGTTCACCCTTACCATCTAGATCACTATTCATTACGGCTCCAGCCGCGTCTACATTGGTTGCATCAGTCACATCAGCGCTAGTCTCTATTCCATCTAACTTTGTATGATCTGCGTCAGTGAAGTTGTTCTGAGAAAGTTGCCCGTCTTGTACTGAATAGGTTGTATTTGTATCTGGTGGCACTTCCCACGTTCCATCAGCCTTAAGAAATTTCCCGCCGTGGGAGCCAGGTAATTGTGGCGCTAAACCATCGGCGCTACTTGTTACAACGCTATAAGTTGTATTCGTATCTGTAGAAACAAAATCTAATTTTCCATTTGTATCGTCGTAAGTCACCGAAATATTAGTTTCAGTATTACCAGCGACCATTGCGCCGATAATGTCCTGAACTTCTTCTGTTGTTAGCTGTGTATTTGTATCTGTAACTGTATTGGTAAATGTGATTTTATCGCCTGATCTAGCAATGCTTAAACCTGTACCAGCTTCTAAAACAACATCATCTGTACCACTGCCATCACCTCCAGCGGTTAGGCGGATCTTCTCTTCATCTGTGTTATCTCCATCAACACAAGAAATTGAATAAGTTGTGTCTGTATTGGTTGGGATTGTTGGCTTATTAAGTATTTGAGAATCTCCTGAAGAAGAGTTCCAATCACTTTGAACGTTTACTTCTGCGCCTGTAGCAATACCATCTAACTTTGTTTTTAACGTGTCAGTAAAAGCATTAGTGTCCGCCTCTGCCTCGTATGCAGTCTTGATCTCAGCTCCAGTTTGATCAGCAGTAGCACTCGTTTCAATTCCGTTTAGTTTCGTATGATCTGCATCCGTGAAGGTATTTGAATCAGAAGCCGCTTCAACTGCACTTGCAATCTGAGCTGCCGTGATCGCTCCAGTGTTTCCATTAACAGAAAGAACAGCATCAGTTGGGGTTCTAAGCAGAGTAAAATCTGCCATCGTTCCAGCCGTACCTGCATTTTTTACATAGCTTTTATTTTCATCAGTACGAACAACAACATCACCCTCTTGCGTTGTTAACGCAAGCATGGCCGTTTCATTAGCCGCTTCCTGAACTGTTGTAAGTGCTAATGATGTAACAGAAAATTCAGTCCCACTAAGGTTTAATCCTGTTCCTGCTGTATAAGTTGTATTCGTATCAGTAGGTGTTGCCCAAGTTAATTCATCTGTTCCATCTTTGTATTGAAGGAACGTTCCATTAGAAGGGGAATTACTGATTTTTAAATTGTCTTCATCAACAATATTTGATGCAATAACTGTTGCTCCATCAGCACTCGAAGTGACCTCGCCGCTATGATTCGGGTGAACATAATTATTAGCAGACGTAGCAATTCCTGATAACTTTGTTTTCTCAGCATCAGTAAAAGCGTTTGTGTCACTTTCTGCTTCATACGCTGTTTTTATTTCTGCTCCTGTTTGATCTGCCGTC